ATTTGAGATCGGGGGGCGTCACCTACTTCGACCCCACCATGCCCAACGCCGTGCCAACCGAATGGGCGACCGGCGGCGACTACCAGATCGGACTGGAGCGCGAGAACCGCAAAACCGGCGCGATCAACATGGCCATGCATGTCGACATGTTCCGCATGTTCGCCTCGCTCGACCGGCCCAACATGACGGCGACAGAAGTGGCCGAACGCGCTTCGGAAAAGCTCGTCCAGTTTTCCCCCAGCTTCACCCGCAAGACAACCGAACTGCTTTCCCCCATGCTGCGCGGGGTTTTCGGGATTCTTATTCGCAACGGCCATTTCCTGCCGCCGCCACCGGACGCCATCCTCATGGACGCGATGGGCCAGCCGATCATACCGGAGCCGGAAGTCAGCTATGTGTCCAAGGTCGCCTTGGCCATCCGAGCCATGCAGAACCTTTCCTTGGCAAGGACAATGGAGCGCAACGCGGTCATCGCGCAAGTGAGGCCGGAGGTCTTGGACAACTTCAAGTGGGACGTCATTTCCCGCGAGACAGCCCGCAACGACGGACTGCCCGCCGATTGGTTGGCCGAGGCCGACGAAGTGGAAGACGCCCGCACCGCCCGCGCCGAGGCGCAGGCCAAGATGCAGCAGCAGCAGGAAATGCTCACGATGGCCGAGGCCGCTGGCAAGGCAGGCAGCGTCAAACAGGACAGCGCCCTTGGCCGACTCTTTAACCAAGCGACCGGCGCATGACGACCGACAAAGAACTGGAGCGCAGCAAAAGCCTTCAGCGCATCAACAACGCCTACAACCGCTGCTTCGCAAGCGAAGACGGGAAGGTCGTCTTGGACAACTTGAAAGCCTACTTCCGCATGAACCGGCCCGCCTTTGAGCGCAGCCTCAACCAAGCCTATGACCCCGTGGCCGCGGCCCTGCGCGACGGCCAGCGCGAGGTGCTGCTTTTCATCGAACACAAACTTTCCCTTCCCGTCGTCGGTGATGCCGACGTCGAAAGGCCCAACACCGAAGTCCTCCGCTAAAGAGGGTTTAGTCAAAACACCAACCAACAACACCAACCACCATGACTGATGCAAGCACCAGCACCACGACCAGCACCAGTGCGGACAGCGCCGCTGTTCCCGCGTCCACCGCACCCGCTGCTAACACCAACATCACAACCGAAGGGACACTCCTTTCCAGTGCGCCCGCCAGCGTTACCGACGCGCCAGCGGCCCAAGTAACCGAAAAGCCCGACTGGGTTCCCGAAAAGTATTGGCGCAACGACAAGATCGACGTCGAGTCGATGGCCAAAGGGTTCAACGGCTTGGAGCAGCTTTTGGGCAAGAAGGCCAACGCCATCGTCCCCCCCAACGAAAAGTCCACGCCGGAGGAAATTTCCGCCTACCGCAAGGCTCTTGGCGTTCCCGAATCGCCCGAAGGCTACAACCTCAAGCCGGAGCAACTGCCGGAGGGCATCACATGGGACGACAACGTGGCCAAGCGTGCCGCGGAACTGGCCCACAAGCACAACGTCCCCGCCGCCGCCATGCAGGAGTTCATGAAGTTCGATATGGAGCGGGCCGCGCTGATGAACCAAGCCGCCGCAGGCATGATCGAAGCGCAACTGGAAAGCGGTCGCGCCGAACTGCAAAAGGTCTGGGGCGACAAAATGCCGGAGAAAATTGAACTGGCCCGCCGCGCCGCGGTGACCGCCGGAGTCGATCCGACGTCCCAAGGGTTTGTCGATCCGCAAGTGGTCAAGGCCATCGTCAACCTCGCGGAGAAGCTCTCCGACGACAAGCTGGTGGCCGGTGATCAGACCGGCGTGACCAGCACCCGTGCGCGGGCGCGTGACATCATGACCAACCAAGCCAACCCGCTTTACGCCCGCTACCAAGAGGGCGATGCGGAGGTGGTTGACCAAGTGCGCCGGATGCTGACCAGCGCCGGTTAAGCCAATGGCCAACAAGACCAAGGGCTGGCAGAAGTTTCTGGCCTGCACATGCACGCATGGCAGCGAGGCTGACCCGCGGGCGCTGGACGCCATCCTGCGACTGCGCGAAGCGTGGAAGCCGGACTTTGTGCTGCACCTTGGCGATGCCATCGATGCCCGCGCCCTGCGCTCCGGCGCTCGCAAGGACAGCGACTCTGCCGACCACGGAGCCGATCTGGCCGACGACTTGATGCAGGGACTGGCTTTCCTGCGCGAACTCAAGCCCGACGTTTACCTATTCGGAAACCACGAGAGTCGATTGACCGAACTGGCCCACAGCCCGAATGCGGTCTTGTCCTACGCGGCCAGCAGCGTCCTGTCCCGCATTGAGGACGAGATGGGCAAGCTGAAGTGTCAGATCATCCCCTACGCAGGCGTCCACAAATCCGGCATGTTCATGCTGGGCGACACCGGATTCACGCACGGGGCGATGTATAACGTCAGCGCAGCGCGGGACACCGCGGAGATGGTGGGCCATTCGGTCGTCATGGGCCACACCCACCGCGTAGCGATGGAGAGCGCCCGCATCCACAACCGCGCAATCGGATACAACATCGGGTGCGGGATCAAGTTGGACATCGGGTATTCGTCGATCCGACGGCAAACGCTGGGCTGGCGACACGCCGCGTGTTTCGGGTCGTTCAATGGAACCAACTGCAACGTGAACATCGCGGTCTTCGATCCGCACTACGAACTGCCGCTGTGAAAGCCGACCAGCAACTCAAGGCGTGGTGCGACGTCCTTTCGCAAAGCAAAACGCAGATTGATGCAGTGCCGGACGGATGGCTGACCAGCCGACAACTGGCCGAAATTTGGAACACCTCTTGGCCCAACGCCCGTTACCGCTTGGCCAGTGCGAAGCAAAAGGGGCTTGTGGACGAACAAAGTTTTCGCATCCAAACCGGACGAGGCCCGATTCCAGTCCCTCATTACCGACCGAAATGAGCCGCCGCATCCCCACCAAGCGAGTCGCCATCGACGGCAAGCCGTGGCGGGTCAAAATCCAGCGCCCACCGGCCCGCGAGGTCTACGACGGGCTGTGCGTCAAGGACGACCGGACGATCTACATTCACCCCAACGCGATCAGCCACCGCGGGATCGAACTGGCCTGCCATGAATTGATCCATGCCCGTCTCTTCGATCTGGACGAGGAGTGCGTGGACGAGATCGGGCGTCTGGTCAGCGAAGTCTGTAGCTGGTTAGCCCGTCACAACGACGGAGTCATTTCGTGACCTTCGTCCCATTGCTCATCTGCACCCTTTGCTACGGCTGGGCCGCGCTTGGGTTTTACATGCAAAACAACCACCCCATGTGCGCGGTGTTTGCCGGTTACATGTTTAGCAATTTCGCTTTTCTATACATTGCCCTGCAAGGGCAGCGGTAGAGTTAATTAAGCCAGAAGCATGGCCAGCCGTTTGAAAAAACGCCACAAGCTGGAAGGTTCCGCGGAACCCTCCGGCTTGAGACGCTCGACGACCAGACCAACTCCCCCGTAGGGACTGTAATACAGTCCGAGTTCTGTCGGTTTGTGCATGAGCGTTCTCCTTTCATTGGCTGCACTAAAGCGCAGCGTGCGACATGCCGCAATAATGTTTGACTAAACCCTTGCGCCACTTCCGGCGCAGCGCAATTCTCGCGCACAGTTAGGCAGACACCTCCTCGTTGAGCCTGCCCGACGGCAACCCAAGGCCGACGACCCGTCACGAACGGATACTCGGTAGCGCCGCGGGACAGAAACCAACAACAACCCGACGAGATCGGCACGATGCCGGTTTAGTCAAAACTATAAGGAGAAACAACTATGTCTGCTATTGCACAAATCCCGCAGTATTTCACGACGGAGTTCACCTCCAACTGGGAACACCTCCTCCAGCAGAAGGTTTCCAAGTTGCGTGAGTTCGTGTCCGTGGAGTCCGTTCGCGGCAAAGAAAAAACATTCAACCAAATGGCCGCGGTCGAAATGACCAAAATCACCGCCCGCGCCGCCGACACCAACATCAGCGATGTGGCCTTGGCCAAACGCTGGCTCCGTCCGTATCCCTACGAACACGCCACCCTCTTTGACGAGTGGGATGCCGAGTATCTGGGTGAGGTCAGCCTGCCGCAGTCCGAGACGGTCAACAACCACGCGATGGCCTACCTTCGCACTTGCGACAAGGTCATCATCGATGCCGCCCTTGGCAACGCCTACACGGGCGAAACCGGCGTCACCGCGACTGCCTTGCCCGCTGGGCAGAAGGTCGCCGTGGATTACGTCGAAACCGGCAGCACCGCCAACAGCGGTCTGACCATTGCGAAGCTCCGCCAAGCCTCCTATCTGCTCAACGATGCAGAAGTGGACGACAGCGATCCTCGCATCATCGTGGTCAGCGCAAAGCAACTCCAAGATTTGCTTCGCACGACCGAGGTGATCAGCGCCGACTACAACAGCGTGAAGGCGCTGGTGCAGGGCCAACTCGACACCTTCATGGGCTTCAAGTTCCGCCGCGTGGCGTCGTCCTTGCTTCCCTACAACTCCAGCACTGGTGTTCGCACTTGCTTCGCCTACGTCCGCAGCGGCCTCAAATTGGCCGACGCCGGTCGCAAGGTGCATGTGGACATCCGCGCCGACAAGAGCCACTCCCTGCAAATCCGCACGGTGGCCAGCCTTGGCGCGACCCGCATGGAAGAGAAGAAGGTCGTCGAAATCGCAGCCGACGAGGTTCTCTAATCATCAACAACTAACCAAAGGAGAATACTACTATGGCTACGTTCTACACCGACCTCGCTCCCGAAAATCTGGAGCTTAACGTCCGCAACCGCGTGGACGGCGACCTTGTCAAAGGCAACGTCGTCTGGGCGCAAGCGACCTACACCGCCACCGGCACGGAAGCGGCGACCGGCGACAGCATCAACATTGCTGTTTTGCCCGTCGGCGCGATCCCGCTGCCCGAACTCTGGCGCGTCAACAACGAGGCGTCTTTGGGCGGCTCCGTCGTGGCGATCCCGACCATCGGTGACGCTGGCGATGCCGACCGTTACAGCGCGACTTCCATCTCGCTGAACAGTTCGACCGCCGGTTCGCAGGCCGTTACCGCGGCAGTGGCGACCAGCGTCATCCCGCGCTACGCCATCACCGCCGACACCCGCA